ACCGACTCCACTACGCTAAGACAAACCTAGATAGCCACGCTAAACTACCTAGAAATTTGGACGGTTACCGATATCATCGGTGGTACCTATGTAACTCATCCAAATCTGGAGATTAAAAGTGACAGTAGCGTTTACATTGAAATACATAAATGATGCACCAGAATAAGCAGCTTCCGCATTCTGGAAAAGGTAGAAGTTGTTACTGGTATTCAACATAGCATAACAAGTGAATCCGTCCGTCACCAGACAACCATTACCATACGTTCCTTGACGTATTTGTAAAAGGGTGCCTGAATCAACATTAACCCAAGATGACTCATCAGAGTTCGTTAAATCAACTACTATCTTATACAAGTCACCTTGTTTAACGCCTGACGGTACGTCAGCAGCCGTGCCACTTAAATTATTACCAATTGGTTGAGCATTGAAAACTGTGCCCGTAGTTATAGCATTTTCATTCAAACCAATATTAGTTTGATAATACTGTATCTTCGGTATAGGGAAAGATAACAACCGAGGTTGAAAACTTTCCTGCGCAAATTCAACGTCATAATCGAATAGGACATACCCTGGAGCGTCAGTACTAACGGTTTTGGAGAGCAAAAACACTTCTCCATCAGCGTATTCCTCAACACCGTCGTGCATGCCATAGTCGGTTAATTTCCAATTACCGCTCACACTGAATCGAGCAGAGTGATTGGTCCACTGAGGACCCAACACTGTGTTTTCATCAGTGAAAACGAAAGGCAATAGTTGAGAAGAGGTTTGGTTCAGATAAACTGAAGATCTATCCTTCCCATAATAAAACATGATGTCCCCGGATGTAGAAGTCGCGCTACTCGTAATGTAGTGAACTACAAATGAGTGAAAACGAAACTTCATAAACATCCTTTGATAATTAGCTATAACAGAATCCGCAAAGGCCGCTGGCGTCAACGGAGTCCCACCAACCGTACACCAAGTAGTTACTGAGGATAGCGTCCCAATGGGTGTGAACATAAAATCACGCCCTCTGAGACGCACACCATTCGCTGTCTTAGTGATTTGTTTGGCGGAACCCCTAACAGAATTTCCTATAGCTACTGGAGCAGTAGTTATAGTTGAGACTGGTCCAAATGGATTCTTAGTTCCTACATTAACTTTCGCCTTTTTAGCCTTCTTCTTGGTTTTCTTGACCGAAGTTTTGACTGACATTTGGGCTACTTGATTCTGCAGGTTCTTAACCTCCATTTGTAACGCCGCATTCTTAGCTGCGAATTTCTTTTTAGTTTTAGCCATCTAATTTCGTCTATGTTTCTTTTTGAGCCTCCTCCCCCGATAGAATTGATCAGTAGAGTAAGGGTCATACACTAAAAGTGCAGGAGCTTGTGGAACAGAGCTAGTATTTGTGGTGTTCAGCCTAGTTGCCCCAGGCATCAAACTCTTTACCTTAGGTGTATCACCTCCACCTTTCCTCTCAATATCTATCTCTACGCTCTTCCCCTGTTGACCTAAGTACCCAGGATCGGTAGCGTAGTAATCTTTTACCTCTTGTTCATACTTATCGTGATTTATTGCATAATCTGCCGTCGCGTAAGCATCTTCTACAGCACCCACTATGAGACCAAGAGGTCCATAGTCCAAAAACCGTTCACCTATATTAGCTCCTGCTCGTACTACTTGGTTTCCAATCATAACCGCTGAACCAATCAGCGCTTCTTTAAAACCAAGGTTCTCAACATGCTCATTATAGATGTAATCGGCTGCAATCCTATGGTAAACATCATCAAAGTGGGCGTATGCGGAATCGTGCAAACGGCTCTCCGCATCTAGAGCCGATCCAGGTGGAGTTTTACCAAACTCAACACTGGATTGGAGCCTCCCGTCGCTCCAGTATGGTCCGGTATAATTGTTCACAGTCATTTTGAACCAACCGACCACCCTCTAATCCATCAATATGTCTCCTCAACATGTCCTTATTAGGGACATTTTTAAGAGGATAATATTCATCCGGATTATCGCTTCGAGAACGCAAAGACAAATACATGTCATGGAAAAACTCAAATTTAGAATCATTCCAGACCCACTCCTGCATTAGTGAAACCAGTGAGGATCCTACTTCATTCTTCGGAGTCCTTTTAAGATTTTCTATATGCTTCGTGAATCGGGTCGGGGTAGCTGTGACACTTCGCCCATTAGTTTGAAGGACGTGCGAGAAAAACTCACATCCATCAAACTTCGTGGGTTGTATTGTCATTGGCACTCCTATGATTTTCGATTTGGCCATATATTCATCAGCAGTCACACCTTCAACTTCAGCTTGTATTACGTCATCACCTCCGACGATTATGACTGTTTTCAAAATTTCCTCTTCGTTAAAACCTAATTCAAGCATAATTTCTATGTGCACTGCCAACTGCGATGGCGAATTGCAGCCTATTGTCATAAACCAGCCGCTTTTCATAATACCATCAAATTTAGGCTTAAAAACTTTCCCATTTGAACACACGTATTCAGCTTTACAAACTTCCATAACTGACTCCCTGACATCCTGCTTGTAAGCCTCAAACTCGTCTAAAGTCATATCATGTGGCCGCACTGCTAGCGCGCAAACTGTTTCGGAGAAATAATGGTAATATTTTTCCAACATTGAAAAATCCCAGTTCTGCTTGTCACTCATCCAAATTTTATCGGAATTACGGAAAACATCCTTTAAATGATGATTCGACCGAGGTACTAATGGACTGTACGCAAACTTCACTGGCATATCCAACCAGTTACGTACTAACTTGGAAGCAAACGACTCAAAGAGCGCTATATGCTTGATTGTCTTGTGCAGAGGAAATCCAGCTATAATACGCAACATCCTTTTATCAATTTTCTCCCTCTTGTGTGGTTCGCCTTTCAAGAAAACTCTGCAACGCAGTTTCTCAGACCATGAATCCAACGTTGTACTTACTAATCCATCAACTCCCAAGTTACGTATAACATCAGAATTATTTGACATACCTTCGGTACAATATGGATATCCTGGGCTCTTGCTATCCTTTATCTGGGATGAATTTACTATACTTACTAAGTTCTCACGAGTTCGGTAGTTCTTATTCACCTCAAATTTAGCGGACTGCAGCATTTTCACCAAAATTGGAACAACTCTAGGATCTGGCTTAAGCTTTTCAGGCAATACTGAGGATACTTTCTTAGCAAACATATTCAAATGAAGTTTCAAAGATTCCTCCTCAGCATCCTTACTAATGCTCGGCCACTGGTATGCTCCCTTATCATACCCCAGCACTGCTAACCTTTCACTAACTTGCTTAAGATAGTTACTAGACTCAGCATTACTAACTGGTAATCTGGGGACCATACAAGTTCCTACAGTCTCCACAACCTTAAAACCAGGCTCAGAATCGTCTCCAACTGGCTCTACTCGTTTCTTCTTTTTCTTTTTCGACCTTTCACTCTCGGCCAACCATTGCGGTGGCCCGGCTGCCGGCGGTACTAAATCAAAAGAATAATCCTGAATAGAATTAGCTATTGATTGTTTCTGGTCCAAAGTAAGAAGAGGTGATTCATCGGGATTACCATGCTCTTTCCTTCTGCGATACCAACCATACACGTCTGATGTGGGTATATCTTCAATATACTCCTCAGCTCCATAGAACGGTATGTCTGTCTTGACATCTTCATCGGGAAAGTACACGTAACCTTCTGAGTCCCTCAAAGCTTTCCGACCGAAAAGCTCCTTTTGATGGGCTAGCTTGCCATTAATTCTCTTCCCATGCAGTATTTTTCCAAACACATACAGGGGAGATTCCTTATTGGGTATTAAGCTAAGTATCACTTCTATCCTAACCAGTTGATTATTTTCAGCTGATCCAGATACGTGCATACCAACCACTTTATTACCACAGAAAACTGGAAACCCCGAAAAACCGCCTACAGTTGAGGCTCGATGATTTAACATCCAATCTTCACTATTTGGGGAAGTTTTTCCAGTAGCTCCCACGAGAACTCCGTCACGCACACCGCAAGTCGTTACAATTTGGTTGTAATGACTAGCAGCGTACCCGGCTTGAGTTATGTTAAGCTTCGACCAAAAACTAGGGTCTTTTCTAATCACAAAAATATCAGGTACTGTAGTTTTCACTAAGTTTTTCTCTATATCAAAATCATCGACATCTATCTCAAAAGTTCGATCTACGTTGATTATTGATCTGTCGGGCTTATGATCAAACCCTACATACCTATAAGTTCCTTGGTTCGACACCATCTGTTCCACGACATGAAATGCTGTACAGAGATAGTCGTCTACTCTAAAGAAACCGCCAAGTACATATGATTTATCATCGACCTCGCACACTATAGCTCCTACCGGACGTTTTCGTGATCTCGTGATGATGCTGCCAGGCTGCGCCATCTCCAATTCAGTACTAAGGTCCTCAGAACAATAATATACTTGGCCACCTGCCCTAACCTCATAAGTAGTTCCACTGGCCGTTTCGACTTTCTTTACTATGGTCCCGTACAACTTATCCTTACTCAGCTCAAGAGGCGAACTTAGCTTACTCGAGCGCCAGATTACTTCATACCTCTCTTTCAATTTATGGTAAGCTAGAAACACTAACCAAAATGGAAGAAGGCACAAGTTACCTACCAATCTTACCGAGTACAAAGCCATTTTCTTTACGACCTTACTATAGAGATATAAAAGCATGTCCTTAATTATCTGTGACAACAACAACGTAACAATCACAGTAAAGCCTACTATATAAAACACCCTAATCCAGGAATCCGTATCGACGGCAGCATTTACGAACAAAGTTCCATAAGTGCCTGTACGCGGCAATGACTGGAAAGCACCAACTTTGGGTACATTATCTAACAACTGAGTTAACAGCACGACTTTCATGAATACTAAGAAGGTTCGACGCTTTACTAATTCCTTTACAACCTCCGACACGTACGCTGGATCACGAAGATCGACGTACTTGTCTATGTAAATGGAAGGTTCAAAGTCAACTTTCAAAAGTACCTTACTAATCATCGAATGCACCTTACGATGCGCCCGAGTTAGAAAAGTGCAAACCAAACTTGATTCTAACACTCCGCCATTATAATCCTCTCCAATCAAAAATTCACAAATTCTTACATTTATTTCTCTTGGTAACTCCACAATAAACGATCTATAGAAATTTTCTATATAGTTTGTTGAGTAGTCACCGATTGTAAGAGAACTACATAATTGAATTGCCGAATCCATTCTTAACTAAACGTTTCGACAAATATCTCCAAGGAAACTAAAATAATAAATTAA